ATATTTTTATATTTTTATATTTTTATATTTTTATATTTTTATATTTTTATATTTTTATATTTTTTTTCTATATATAAATTATATAATATTATATAATATTATATAATAATGTATCTTTATAATGTCTTTTGAATCATTAAATTTAGATGTATTGTCTCAAATAGCCACTTATAATAATAATAATATTATAATGATTCTTCAAAATATATCTACAGATTATAAATTCATTTTTAATACACAAAAATATTTAAATGTTAAAAATGAATATATATCTTCTATTAAACATTTAAAATATATCCTTGAAAAATTTCCTAATACTAAATATATATCTTTTAATTGTACCTTTAATGAAAACTTAGATGATATTGATTTATCAAATATGTATATTATTAAATTTAAAGATTGTAGTTTATATAATCACACATTATCTGGTAATTTCAAAAATCTAAATCAATTATATTTATCTTATGTATTTAATAAAGATATTAATAATTGTAATTTTAATAATCTAAATATATTACAATTAAGTAATTATTTTAATAAATCTATTAATGAATGCTCTTTTCCAAAATTAAGAATATTAATTACAGGAGCATCTTTTAATAAAAGTTTAGACAATATGAATTTTCCAAATTTAGAATACTTACAATTTGGATTGAAATTTAATAAACCACTTAATAAATGTAATTTACCAAAATTAAAATATTTAATATTTGATAAAAATTATCAACAACCATTAGATAATTGCAATTTTAATAATTTATGTGAATTATATTTTAGATTCTTTCCAAATAAATATAGTGGTTCAACAAAATTAAATAATTTACATCAGATTTATAATGATAAAATAGTATTTGAATTTTATTCAAATTCATTATTTAATCAAACTATTCAATTTAATTTACCATTATTCAATAATTTAACTATTATTGTATTTTGTAAAAATTTTAATCAAAATATAGATAATATATATTTTAATAATTTAAACTTATTAAAATGTGGAGATAAGTTTAACCAAAAATTAAATGGAAATTATTTTCCTAAATTAAAATCATTATATTTAGGAAAAGATTATACATATGATATTTTTGAAAATAAATGGGAAGAATTATCTGAACTTTTTATTAAATCATATTTTGTAAAAAATATTAAAAAAAAATGTCAAGAATATAATATTAAAATTATTTGTTAATTTTATTTGTTAATCTTTATTTATTATTTATTATTTATTTTTTATTTTTTTGTTTTTAATTTTTGTTTTTTTTGTTTTTATTATTCTTATAATTATTTTTATTTTTTATTATAAGGCGTTGTTAAAAAAAATGATATTTTTTTTTATATATCTATATACCGTTGCCATTTTGGTACAAACCTATTTTGCATTGCTTATGGGCGTGTCCTACTGTTCCAAACTTTTCTATAATGCGGAGAACGGCATTGTCCACCCTCTCAATACGAATGATTTGGAATTAGGTCTCCGGCATGAAACGGAGACACAAGAAACACCGAAGTCAAAGGCGGACATGTCTAAGGAGAAGAGTTGGTGGATAGGCTGTAAGAACAGGCGCACGTCTCGCAAGCAAACCATTGTTCAGTCATTTGGTCGCGAGTTGAGTTTGAAGGACAACCACGATTCACCCTCTCACTATGTTGTTAAAATGGGATTTTAATACATGTGTTTCACAGGTAGTGTCTGATGCACAGAAAAAAATTTTTTCATATTCATTTTTATTATTATATTTCTAGTTTTTTACAATCTATATTATATTCATTTATTAATTTTTCAACTAAATTATCATTCTTATAATCATTTAAATAACGTACTCGTTTTATACCAGATGATATAATACTTTTAAAACAATTTATACAAGGAAAATGTGTAATATATATTGTTGAATTTTCTATTGTAACACCTCTTTTTGCGACATCACATATTGCATTTTGTTCTGCATGAACTGTCATTTGTTCATGATTATCTCGTATAATAGATTCGTGTTTAAAACCACTTATAAATCCATTGTATGCAGTACATACAATATGATTATCTTTTACTATAATACAACCAACTTTTAATCTATTACAAGGAGAACGTGTAGCACTTAATAATGCTACACTCATAAAATATTCCTCCCAACTTGGACGATAATCTAGTTCTTTTCGTAAATTTTCTATTATGTATAAATATGACATCTTATAATTATTGATAGTATTTTATTATCTTATATTATTATCTTATATTATATATATTATATATATTATATATATTATATAAATATATATTTATTCATATATCATTTTTTTATTATATAAAATAATATTATTTTATAATAACAATATTACTAAAAAAATAATAAATATATAATTATTTTATATTATGTCTAATATAAATAATAATCAATCGCAACATAATAATTATAATAATATCATTATTCCTAATATTTCAGATAAACAAATTCCAGATGAATTAAAATTATTAATTGATGAATATGATTTGGCTAAGAAATCGGACGAAAAACAATTATTACAAGATAAAATTTATAAAATTTTTAAAGATACTTCTAAATTTATAGATCAATCTATTATTGATAAAATTTATAGCACTCCTGAATTTTTACTTAATAAATCTTATTTTAAATATATTAAACCAGTTAATTTTAATACATTTACTCTTTCTAATCCACAATTATTTTTAAAAAAAATTTTTTCACCAGATACAAATATTAATGGAATGTTATTAATGCATCAAACTGGTTCAGGTAAAACTTGTTCTGCTTTACAAATTGCTAATAATTTTAAAGAAGTTAATCATGTTTATAATAAAAAAACAATCATTATTAGCTTTCATGATTCTATTTTTAAAACTGAATTATTTGATATTAGAAAATATAAAGATGGTTATATGAAACAATGTATGGAAACTGAAATTTTAGATAATATTATTGCTTCTAAAGATAAATCATCTGACCCAGAAGCATATATTTCACAATATAAAGATGAAATTAAAAGAGCAGCTAATAGATATATTAATACAAAATATTTCTTTAAAGGTTATATTGCATTTTATAAATATATCCAACGCAAATTTACTAATGAAGGTAAAGAAGAAGATTATAATCTTACTAAAATTATTAATGAATTCTCAAATAGAATTATTATTATTGATGAAATTCAACATTTACGTGAATCAATGACATCAGGGGCTAACTCTAAACAAATTATTGATGTATTACGAATTATTATGAAATATGGTAAAAATAATAAAATTATATTTCTATCAGCAACACCTATGTTTAATAATTATAGCGAAATATCATTAATTATGGAATTATTACTTCTTAATGATGATATACAAGATAAAAGTAAATATCATGTAGAAATAAACAAAAATGGCGATTTAGATGAATTAAGTGTTAAAAATTTACAATATTTTGCAAATAATTATGTATCATATGTAAGAGGTTTTAATCCATATATATATCCTGTTAAATTATATCCAAATGTTTTTAATTATAGTAAAATTTTAGACCCTACTAATTATCCTAAATATGATATTACACATAATAAAATTAATAAAGAACAACAAATTAAAAATTTAATATTAATTGGTTCTGAATTATCTACATTACAAAAACAATTATATAGTAAATTTTTAAAAATCAAACTTGTTAAAGGTGGGGCTGGGGCTGGGGATGGTGATGATGATAGTGATAATAATAATTCAGTTGAATTACCAAAAGTATCTGATTCTAAATCCAATTCAGTTGAATTACCAAAAGTATCTGATTCTAAATCCAATTCAGTTGAATTACCAGAAGTATCTGATTCTAATAATACAAATAATAATATTAGTAATGAATATATGGAACATATGTTATCTTTTGATGACGATGATAATATAGATGATAATACAAAAAAACAAATTATATTATTACAAAATTATTCTAATATTACATATCCTAATAGTTTAGATATTTTAAAGGAAAATTCAGTATCAAGTCTTAGTATTACTAAATTCTTTACTTATAATCATAAAGAAAATTATTATTCATATTCTTCTGAATTTAATAAACCTGATAAATATTTCTTAAATTCACAAAATTTAGTTAAATATTCTCCTAAAATATCAACTATTATAGAAAATATACAAAATTCTGATGGAATTGTATTAGTTTATAGTCGTCTTCTTGAATATGGAATTATTCCTTTAGCTTTAGCATTGGAACATTTAGGATTTAACTTTTGCAATAATGGATTATTCAATCGTAAATTATTAGACCCATCTTTAAAAAATGAAAAAGGTGAAACAATTAATTCAAATGGATTACATTATACTATTATTTCAGGAGATTCACGGTTTTCATTAAATAATAAAAAAAGTATTGAATTAGCTACAAATGAAGATAATAAAAATGGTACTAAAATAAAAGTTATTATTATATCTGAGACTGGTACAGAAGGTTTTGATTTTAAGAACATTAGAGAAATACATATATTAGAACCTTGGTATAACTTAAATAAAATAGAACAAATTAATGGTCGTGGTATTCGTTTTAAATCACATCAATTTTTACCTGAAGAAAAACATAATTGTATGATATTTCAACATATATCATTATTACAACCAGTAAATAAAAAACAAACGATTGAAAGTATTGATTTTAGAAACTACAGAATTTCAGAAAATAAACAATATTATATCTCAAAAGTTGAAAGTATATTAAAATCATATGCTCTTGATTGTAATATTAATCAAGAAATTTTAATTTATAATAAATCATTAAACCTTAAAAAAAATCTTGTATTATCTAAATTCATTGATAATAAAAAAGATAAATTTATTTTAAATAATGAAGATTTACAAAACAATAATTTTGATAATTTAATTAAACTTGATGATTTTCCACTATATGATAAAGATTACTCTAAAGAATGTGATTATAAAGAATGTGCTATCAATTGTTTTCCAAAATTTAATATTGAAGAAATTATACAAAAAAACGAATTATCAAAATTATCTATTATTACTTATGATATAAATAATTATATTAAATATATTACTTATATTTTTAAAGACAAGATTATTTTCAATTATGATGAAATTAAAAATGAACTAAATGAATTTACTACTGTTCATGAAAAAATTTTACAACTTGCTTTAAATAAAATGATTAAAGATAAAATTAAATTATCTATTAAATTACATTATACAGAATTAAATGAAATTGCAAAAAAAGTATCAAATATAAATAATAATACACAATTTAATGATATAATAAGATACAAAGTAATTGATGGATATCTTATTATTAAAAATATTACACAAAATGATGAAAATATATTATATTATATTTTCCAACCATTTAATATTGAAGATGAAAAAATATTATTAAAAGAAAGAAAATTATTACCTGATAAATTATATTATAGTGAAAATAAAGGTATAGAAATTAATTTATTAAATAAATATATTAATAATACTAATAATAAACTCAATAATGATAATGGTAATACTAAAAAATCAACTATATTTCATAAATATAAAAATGAATATAAAGAAATTATTAAAGATTTCCATAATAAATATTTAGAATATTACAAATATGTATCGGTCTTATTCCCTAAACCTACTATATCTCCTCTTATTATTATTTATATGATTTTACAAACTTTAAGTATCAAGAATTTTATACATTTTGTTAATATTTTTAACTATATTTATAAAAAATTTAAAGGTAAAAAAATAGATGATATAAGTATATCAGAATTTTCATCAAATGAATCAGATAAATATAATGATGAATCACTTTTATATTTCATTTTTGAAGAAGATAAAGATAAAATTAATATTAAATCAAAACTTAGAAATATAATTAAAAATTTACATAATATTTTTATAATTTTCCAATATATACCACATACTTATATTCATAAAAATCAAGTTGTTTCTATTTATTTTGAATTACAATTACGCACAAATATTAAAAAAGGTCAATTAACACAGAAAAAATTTGAATATTATTTATTCCAAAATAATAATAAACATAATATTTTTACTATTGATAATCCTTCACGTGAAATTTATGCAAATACTTATAATATATTTATGAATAAATATACTAAATTATTTTTAAATAGTAAAAATAATTTTGGTAATACAGAAAAAGCATTCTATATTATTGATATAGAAACACAAAAACAAAATGATAAATTTTCTAGCAATAAAGTATATAAAACCATTAGAGATGAAACAGTTGATAAAAATAAAGGTGGTGATGAAATAAGAACACTTAAAAATTATGCTGAAGCTGGAGTTCTTGGAGGTTTATGTAAAACACAAAATAAAATTCCAAAACTTAAAGAATTAGTTAATAATATAATTAATGAAATATTTAAAAATATTACCATGCCAAAAATATCTACTTCTGAATATAAACAAATTACAAAAATTGTTGGTGGAAAAAATAATAATAACTCAAGTTCAATTCAATTACCATCTGCTTCATCAAATAATTCGGTTCAATTACCATCTATTTCAGATAATAATAATAAAGAATTTAACTTTGATTTTAATAAGAAAAAAGATATATCATTTAATACATTAAAACTTATTCAACATAATATTATTCAATTAAATAATTTGGATAAAGATGATTTAAAATATAAATCATTATCGCAGATTTTAGATAATATGACAAAAAATAAAAAAAAAAATAATAAAGATTCTTTATGCACTATATATGAATATTTATTAAATTTAGCAACATTTATTGATTCTGATAAATTATGGATTGCATCATCAAATATATTACATTATTATATATCTAATTTAGATGAATTAAATAGGTCTCATGGTTTTAGTATTAATAAAAAATAAATTTCACAAAAGTGAAATTTAAATTTGAAATAAATAATAAAATTATTTTTATAATCTTATTTTTTTAACTTAAAAAAAAATGAATATATAATTTATTATTATTATTTAATATACTAATACTTATTTAATATTAATTATTATTTATTAATATTATAAATTAACAGTTTATTATGGATAATATTTTCGTGTCTTCAATTGATAAAAAAATTATTAAATTTGAACCAAGCAAATTAACTCCAAATTATCAAGATGATATATTAAATGAACTCAATAAATTATATAATGGAAAATGTTCTAATAATGGATTTATTAAACCTAATAGTATAAAAATAAGGAATATATTACAAGGTGAAATTGAAAAATTCTCATTTAAAGGATATATTAATTTTGAAGTTGAATTTTATTTACAAATATGTAAAATACCTAATAATATACATTTAGTTTGTGATGTTGTTGAACAAAATGACTTTGGTTTTAAATGTAATTTCAACTATTTTGATAACTCTCTAAATACTAACCTTACTATTTGTGAAGTATATATTCCTCGTAATGCATCTGTTAAAATTAGTTCAAATGTTAATTTATCAACTATTAATACAAATGATAAAGTTCTTATTGAAATATTAAGATCCGATTTCTCAATTGGAGAATCTACTTTAAGAGCAGTTGGTAAAATTCTTAAAAAAATACCTACTAATTATAATGGAAATATTTATATTAATAATATTAATAATAATGATATTAATAATACTATTGAAGAAAATGATTCTGATATTGATATAGGAAAAAATGATGATGATGATATTCAAAATACTTTATCATCAGATTCTGACGATGAAACAAATAGTGATAAAGATAATGATGATTCTGATAACGAAGATGATGAAAATGAAGATAAAAAAAGTAAAAAAAGTGATGAAGAAAATAGCAATAGCGAAAATGAAGATGATGAAGATGACGATAATGAAAAAGATGATATAGATGAATTATCTGAAAATAATGATACGGATGTTGATGAAGATGATGATGATGAAAAACAAAATAATTATGATAATGAATAACTAAAGAAATAATTTTATTTTTATATAAACATATATTGACTATATATAATTTAATTATGAAATTTTTTTATATTAATTGATAATGAATAATATTAATAAATCAAATTTTATTGAATATTTAAATAAAGAAATCAGTTATGAATGTCATACAATTATTTTTAATATATTAAAAATGTATAATATATCATTTACTCAAAATAATAATGGTATATTTATTGATTATGACCAACTTAATGATAATATAATTGATATCATTATTAATTATATTAATGATTATATTAAGAAGAAAAAAATTAATCATAATTTACAATATAAACAAAATCAAATAAATAAATATAAGAATATTGACACGCATTTTTATATACCACTTACTGATGATGAAATAAATATTTTTAAAAAATTTCAAGAATTAATTTTACAACATAATTTTAAAAAATATCAAAGACCTCCAATTATTAAAAAAACATATAATTGCAAGTCTATTAATAATAATTTATTTGAAAATAATTGTTATACATTAATATTAGATAATTATTTACTTTAAATCTATATAAAAGTAAAGTGTTATTTTTATTTATAGTAAATAATAATATATTTATTATAAATAATAAAATTGTAATTACTCTTAATAATTATATTCATTAATTATGATATGGTCTATTTGTAAAATATTATGCAATGATATTAAAAATTTTATAACTTGGATAAATGAATCTAATGATGTAAATTTAGTCAATTATAATGATAATTATTATAAAAAAAAAGATGATATAGATAATAATAATTCTGATGATAGTGATAATGATGATAATAATGAAACTATTTCATTAATCAAAAAAAATATTAACAATAACAATAACAAAGAATGGAATATTATTTAGATTAAATATATTTTTATTTCATTAACCAATTTTTATTACAATACGTACATATATAAATATATTTCATATCTTCATTGTTATATCTTATATATATAATATCATTTTGTTGGTCTGATTTTTTAGAACATGATTTATTAGGACATTCTAAATTATGAATATGTGGTAATGTATTATCATACTTAAGATATGGATTAAGATAAATTAAATATTCTAATTCATTGTTATATTGTTTATCTAAAATTGTAATAATTTTATCTTCTTCTTCAATGTCTTTTTTATGATTACAATTTTTACAATACCATGATGTATTTGTATCATTTTCTAATGACATATATAACATATTATCGCAAAAATCACAAAATTCTATTGTAATATTTAATGACATTATTTATTATTAAATAATTATGTAATTTATATTAATTTTATTAATAAGTAAATTAATTATTATTAATTATATATCATTTTTTTTAAATATATATATATATTAAATTAATTACTTGTAAATTAATTATTAGATCATTATTTATATTTTCTATTTTTATTTATGATTTATTTTATTATAATAATATGATTTATTTTATTATAATAAAATAAATCATATTATTTTTTTGAAATAAATTTATATATATATAAATATAAATCTTTATAAAAAACATAAGTATATTTTACTTTTTACATACTATTAAAGACCATTAACTACCTTTTGGATTTTGGAGGAGGACGATATTCTGGATACTTTTCAAGAAATTTCTTTTCAATATTATGTTTTTTACTCAAAATTTTTATTTCTTTTTCAAACTCTTGTATTGATTTCTTTCCCATATTAATTTCATTTTGTATTTGTTTCAATTTATTATTCAATATACCTAACCTTATTTTTAATTCTTCATAAGATTTATGCTTATTATATAGTTTTTCGACATCAGCTTCTATCTCATTAGCATATGCTTCGACTTCTTGTGGTGGTAAAGTGTGCTCGCGGGTCATATTAGTTGGAGCTAATTTTGCTGAGCTTGATGATTTTGATGATTTTGCTGATCTTGATGATTTTGATGATTTTGCTGATCTTGATGATATGAATGATCTTAATAATCTTGAAGGCATATTTAAAATTTTTTTTTAATTTATAATAAATATTGTTTTATTTATAACAAATATTTTTTTTTTAATTAATATTTTTTTTTTAATTAATATTTTTTTTTATTAATTTTATCACTCACTAATTTATTTATTGTAATTTTTCATATGTTTTTACATAATCAATTATAAAGTTAGATTCATTTGTAATATTACTTGGCATTTGTTGATAACGGTCATGAGCGTGTTTAAATATATTTAATGCTGTTTCGTGTTTCTTCATTTTATTATGTAATATAGCATTTAAATGTAATACATCAGGATTATTATATACTTTTAATTTTTCATAATGAGTATTAAATTCTTTTTCATATTTATCTTGATTAGTAATGAATTCTTCATCTGAAAGATTTAAAATATTTACCATTTCCATAAATTCATTACTATATATATGGATGTTATTTAAATTAATAGAACTAGGTATTACGCCCATTTTACTTCCATCTAACATAAAATGTGGTGCTGTATAATATGTTTTTAAATTAAATTTCTCTATTATATATGAAAGTTCAAAATTAAATGTAAATTTAACCTTATTTAGTTCTTTATATAATTCATCATTATTTAAAATTTCAGGATTAATCATATAGGAATCACAACTTGGTAAATATTTTAAATATTGACGAGAATAATTTAATGTAATATTATCAGATAATTTAACATCATTTTTAAGTTTTTCTTCATTCTTTTGTCCTATTACTATTGGAATTCCGAAAAATAACATATCAAATTTAACTTGATTTTCTATAAGTTTATCTATCAATTCAGGCATTAATTTATCTATTGTATTCATTACAAATACATCATCTTCTAATACTAAATATAATTGTTTTGTATCTTTATATTCATTATAATGTTTTTTAATTTCACTTAATGCTTCTAAATGATTATAAATATTTGATAATTGATTTAAATGTAAATTTTCTAAAAGTTGGTCATAATCTTCTAAACCTGTTTTTTCTAATTTTATATTTTTTGTTATTTCTTGAATATTTTCTTTTAATTCTGCAATTTTATATTTTTCTATATAATTCCATTTAAGTTCTATTCCCATTTTTTCAAATATAACTTTATTTTCTTCCATTAAAGTTTTTCTATCCTTGAAATCACTACAATGTACTATATATACATTCAAAACAATATTATATTTATTTATCATATCTTCAATTTCTTTAATTTCTTCAATTTCTTCAATCTTTTTTGCCATTTTATTAAAAATTTTTTATAATTCTTTTAAATATATATATATAGACTATAAGTTTTATATAGTTATATTATTTTTATAATTTTATATAATCATTTTTTTACATAAAAAAAAATGATATAATATTAATAAAGTTTAAACATTATATAAAACTTTAATTATAAAATAGAATTAATATATAGCAAAAAAAACGTATAATAATAATAATAATAATAATAATAATGAATAATAATTTTACACTTATTCCAAATAAAATTGATAATTATCAAGAAAATAAAGAATTTGCACCAAAACTTTCTCAACCATTTCTTAATAAATATGAAAAAACTTCATTGATTAGTTTAAGATTAGAACAATTAGCTAATAATAGTCATACAACATTAAATGAAGAAGAAAGAAAAGATTGTAAAAATATATATGATATCGTTGATAAAGAATATAAGCTTAAAAAAATTCCATTAAAAATTTGTAGAACATTACCAAATAATAAAAAAGAAATTATTACATTAGATCAATTACAAGATTATAATATATAGATGATTAAATATGAACATATATATAAATAGTATTAACTTTATTTTTTTATCAAAAAATATATTTGATTAATATAATGATATAAATTTATTATTATAATGAATTATAATATAAATACTATAATACATAAAATTAATAATAAGAATATTATTAAATTTAAAAAATTAACAAATATAACACATGATTATATATTAAATACCAAAAAAATACATAAAGAAAATATATATAATACTAATTTTGTTAATTCTAATACTTATAAAGATACGCTAAAATATTTAAATAATTATAAAATTTTTAAAATTAGTATCAATAAAAGTGATATATATGTATATATTTTTCATCATGATGATTATAATTATTATGAATTAATAAAAAAAATTTATAAATATTTACAATTATTTTATAAAACATTTGAAGATTTTATTGTAAAATCTAATAAAAATATATTGAAATTATATATATATACATTACCTTATAAAAATGTTTTTAATAAACATATTCTTAATACAAATGATATAAATTCAGGTTATACACAATTTAAACCAGAAGACAAAGTTAAAATTGTTATTTATAAATTACATAAATTAACAAAAGTACTTATACACGAATTAATACATTTTTTTAATATTGATACAAATATATTACCTGTCAAATTATATAATGATATTGATAATTTTATTCAAAATAATATTAAAACTAATTATCCAATTTTAACTTTTGAAGGTATTACAGAATTTTTGGCTATTTATCTTAATACTATTTATAAAAATAAAGGTTTAAATATTAATCAAATTAAGATTAAACTTGAAGAACAGATTAATATATACACTAAATATATGAATATTATTTTAAAAAATCAAAATATTAATGATATTAATAATATATTTACTGGTAAAGTTATATTTAAACAAAATACAAATGTATTTTCTTACTATATTTTAGCTACATTATTATTTAAAAATTATGATAAGATTTTTAAGTCTAATAGGGATATATTATATATAAATAAAAATTTATTTAAATAATTTTTTTGTCTTTATTTTTATCTTTTATTTATATAAAATATTATCAATTAATTATATTTTAATAAATATAAATTAATGTTCCAGAATATTTTAATTTAAAGTTATATAGATATAATAATATATACGATTATATTTTTATTTTATGATTTAAATATGAATCCCAATAATGATTTTTCCCGACAATTATTAAATCAAAAAATGAATGAATTACATCAACAACAATTTCCATCATATAAAAAAAGTAATGGAAGTGATAGTAATAATGATATTGTAAATAAAATTTTACATAATAATATTGATGATAATGACAATGTTAGTATGAGTGCACAAGCAATTTTTAATGAATATAGATCTTATGTAAAAGAATTTTTTTCTGCAAAAGGTGAAATACAAGTTTTACAATTAGCAATTAAAAAAAGAAAAAATAAATTAAAAGAATTAGAAAGTAAAATTAAAAATTTTATGCTTGAAAATGAAATTGAAATTTTGAATACACAATTTGGTTTTTTATCAACCGAAACAAAACAACGAAAAAAACAAGCATATAATAAAAAAGGATTACTTGAAAAAGCACGACAAGAACTTAATCCAGATGAATTTGAAAAATTACAAAAGATATATAAAGAAGCGATTTATGTAAATACCGATACATTAAAAGTAATTAATAAATAATTTTTATTTTTATTATTAGTTAATTATATATAACTTATATTGATAATATAGAACTATAGAACTATTGAATTATAGAACTATAGAATTTTGATGGAAGATTTATATAAAATTTTGTGGTATATTAATTACACTTTTATATATATATAAAATATAATTTTACTTTTTATTTATACCTTTTCACAAAAATTTATATAAAATTTCCATAAAGATTACCCGCGATTTTTTTTGCTTTCTTGATTTTACTTTGTTTATCAATTAATTATTAATGAAATTATCAACTAAAAAACACGCGCAAATTGTGAGCGAAGCGAACTTAAACATAAAAAACGGGAGGGGGTTTTGGGGGAGCGACGGGCTCCCCCTATATAAGATAATTATATAGTAAATCATGTTCATCTATATTTATATATTCAAAATTATTTTTTCTCATATTGTACTCCAAATACCTTGACTCATTGATGTTTTGAAATTCTAAACCCAATAATACTGAACCTTTATCCTTATTATTTTTCTTTAAATACTCAAAACGAGTAATGTCCGTATTCTTTGTTAAAACACTATTTATAAATTTCTTTAATTCACCATTCTTTTGACCAAATTTTATTATATAATATTTCTTTAATCCTAAATAATTTAATTTTCGTTCTAACATCTCATTATATCGTAATATATCATTATTACCTCCAGATGCTATACATACAATATTCTTATATTGATTATATAAAGAATTCCTCTCTACTAATTCATCTAAAGCACTTATTGATAATCCACCAGCAGGTTCTAATACAATTCCATCACTATTATACATATCAATAATATCATTGCATAATTTATTTGTTGATACTTGAATTGTTTCATCACTTCTCATATGTGATTTACATATTTCAAAACATTTATCACCAATTTGTGCAACAGATGCTCCATCAACAAATGTATCAAGTTCATTTAATTTAATATTTCGCTGTTCTTTTAATGATATATATAATGAATTTGCATTTTGCGGTTCTATACCATATATTTTTGTTATATGTTTATTAATATTTATATTATTATAATAATAATATGATAAATGTAAACCAGAAATTAATCCTCCTCCACCAACTGGACATAATATATAATCTAAATTTGAACTTGGATATAAAATAGATTTGTTTAATTCACGTTTATCAAATTGTTTAAAAATTTCTGTTCCAACTGTTGATTGTCCATATATAACATATTCATTATTAAATGGATGAATAAATTCACCTTTTTCTTTTTCATAAAATTCTATTGCTTTTTGTGCTGTTTCATCAAATGTTAACCCATCTTTAATGATTGTTGTATATTTACCACCATAATATGTAATTTTATCTATTTTTTGTTGTGGTGTTGTTTCTGGTAAAAATATGTAATTATTTAGTTGTAATTCATTACATGATAATGCAACACCTTGTGCATGATTACCTGCTGATGCGGTTATGATTTTCATATTATTAATATTACTATTCTTGTTTTTTTCATAATAATTAGCAATTGCATTATAACTTCCTCGTATTTTAAAACTTCGTGTTGTTTGTAAATCTTCACGTTTTAAATAAATATTATTTCCATACATTTTTGATAATGTTTTATTATACTCTAAATTTGTATATTTAATATTATTATTTCCTCTAATAGTTTTATATGCATGTTTTAAATAATTATTTGTGTTATTACAAATTGTTAACATATTAATTGTTTTTATAGAAGATTTTATATAATATTATATAAAAGATGATTGAATTTATATAAGATTGTATATAAATTTCTATAAAAATTATATCATTTTTTTTATTTATTTGAATATTGATGGTCTTGAACCTATATCATATAATTCATTTTCTTTTTTAGTTTGTATTTTATTTAGTTGATTTTTTTTGAGTTTTATTATCATACCATCATATATTCATAAAACGTGATTTAAAATTTTCAATTTTTCCTTTTTTATCCATTACAGGTATATTTGCTATTACAAATAAAAAATGTATAGGTTATGAAATATATGATAATAGTGGTATTGATAGTGATAGATTAAGAGAGTTTATAAATAAATTTATAAATGGTAAATTTTCTAATAAATTAATAATATTAGATAATGCAAGTAGTCATAGAAATCAAAATGTAAAAAATGTAATTCAATTAAATAATAATTTATTATATACAATTCCATATCAACATTATACAAACGCAATTGAAAATTATTTTAGTGTGTTAAAAAGTAAATTAAGAAAAAGAAAAAATATAGGATTAACTAATTTAAAGAATAATGTAAAAAATATATTAGATAATGAAATAAGTGAAGAAACATATAAAAGTATAATTAATGGTTCATATAATAGAGAGAAACCATTAAAAATAAAAGAAAAATCAAATCGTCAAAGAAAATTAAAAAAATATAAAGATTGATAATTATATTTTTATATAATAAAAAGTCGGCATTTAAAATTGGAAAAGGTGTAAAAAAAAATTATAATAAATACTATTAGTAAAATTATAGAAAATATTTATAATGTAAATAACATATTAATTATATTTATTTTTATTTTAATTATTTATTATTTACATTATATTTTTTATTTCTATTTTATTAATTTCTTTATATCAGATTTACTAAATATTTTATTAAATTCTTTATGTTCTTTTTTTGGATTATATATTATTTCACATTTATATATTATTAAATAAATTTCTTTGTCTTTTTCTTTTAACCAATCTAATTCATGCAATTTTATATTATTTAAATTTATTCTTTCTATTTCTTTAATATTTAATATTATTTGTTCATCTATTATTATTTCATTACTTATATCACTCAATTCTTTTAATGTTATATTCTTATATTTATTATTATGACCTATCATATAATTATATAATTCTACTATTGGTAATATCTTAATATGTTTTGGAAATTTTATACATAATATTGACTTTTCAATTATTTTACTATCTTTAGTTTTTCCACCAGCAAAATATATTGCTTGTTCCAATTTTGAAGTCCAACTACTATATGTATTTATCTCTATATTCTTTATACTTTTACTATGTAATTCCTCAATTCCACGATATAATGTAAGTTGATTACTTATATGATCATTATGATTATAATATGGTATATTTGTAAAAATATTATGAAAACTTTTATGCATCTTCAATAAATTATCATAATATAAATTAAATTCATATGTAGTTAATTTTGGTATTTTTTGATTTATATTTATATTTAATTTTTGTTCTTGTACTATTTCTTCTAAAAATGCTTTTATTTCTTTTACTTCTACTTTATGTTTATAAAAATAACATATATAAATATATGAACCTTTATATATGTAATAATATATATAAAATAATAAATGTTTTTGGTTTTTATATTTTTCAAATATTATATAATCATAATATTTTACTAATTCTTTATAATTCTCTAAATTTTTTTTATATTCGCTTTTTGTTAAACTTTTTATTTGTATATCTGACATTTTATATTTATTATTATTATTTTACTTTATTTATATTTAATATCATTTTTTATATGTTTAAAAAAAATGATTAATATATATAAATAATGAATTTATATATTTTAATTTAATAAAATAAATAGTAATAATATTTATAATAATGGCACTAGTTATTGTTGAATCACCTAATAAAATTAAAACTATACAAAAATATCTTAAACAAATCGGTGAAGATTTAAAAGATGATATGATTAAAAATGCTTCTGTTTTAGCAAGTGTAGGACATATTAGAAATATATCCAATAATTTTAATAAAGATGATTATATTGTATCAGGTATTAAAAATAATTATAATATTGAATACGATTTAACTGAAGCAAAAATGAATGTTATTTCAGATATAAGAAGAGCAGCTAAATCTGCTAAAATTATTTGGTTAGCATCAGATATGGATAGAGAAGGTGAAGCTATTGCAAGTTCATTAATCGATGTTATTGGAAAACATAATTATAAACGTTGTGCTTTCAATGAAATTACTTTACCAGCTCTTAAAAATGCTTTCTCTAAACCTGTTAAATTAAATAAAGATTTAGTAAATGCTCAAAAATCTCGACAAATTTTAGATAAAGTTATCGGGTATAAGTTATCTCAATTCCTTTGGAATTTTATAACATATGATAAATTTAATCCAATTTCTGCTGGACGAGTTCAATCCGCTGTTCTTTCACTAATTGATGAAAAACAAAAAGAAATTGATAAAGTTTCAGATGATAATCATTGGAAACCTATCGCAGATTTTAAAATTAAAGGTATTACACAACAATTAAATAATTGTGAAATTTTACAATTAGATAAAGATAGTGCTAAATATAATAAATGTATATTAGAAAATGAAAGTGAAGTTAAGAATTTTTGGAAAAAATATAAAAAAGAATTTTATATTCCATCTTATAAAGTTTCAACATCAACATCTAATCCTCCTAAACCATATATGACTAGTACACTTTTACGTGATGCGTCGTCTAAATTAGGTATGTCTTTAGATAAAACTACAAAATTAGCTCAAAACCTTTATGAAGCAGGTTTAATTACTTATATTAGAACTGACCATTCAGTTATTTCTGATGAATTTAAACCTAAAATTAGAGATTTTATTTTAGAAACATTTGATGAAACTTATTTCAATCCAGAATCTATGAAAACAGAAGAAGAAAAAAAGAAAAATAGTAAGAAAAAGAAAAGCACTAAAAAAGAAGATGATACAGCTCAAGAAGCTCACGAATGTATTCGTCCTACAGATTTATCTGTTGATATTGAAGCTGTTAATGACCCAACTATTAACTCTTCACATAAAAGATTATATTATCTTATAAAAAAAACTACTATTGCTTCTATGATGACTCCTGCTATTTATGATACTTTTACTATTAATATTCATACTAACAATGATAAATATATGAGTAAAACACAATTAAAAGGTATTAAATTTAAAGGATTCAAAATACTTGATGATATTATGAAAATGACTAAAAAAACTGGAACTAAAAAAGAAAATGGTGATAATGATGATGAAGAAATTAATGATAAAGTTGATGATGATAAATCTATTGATATTGAAAAACTTAAAGGAATTATTGATAAATGTATTAATGATAAAAAATGTGAAAATGTTAAAGTTTTAAAAATAGTTCTTAATCATATTTATGAAACTCCTCCTTCACATTTTACTAAAGTTGGTTTAGTTGATTTAATGAAAAATACTGGTCTTGGACGTCCATCTACTTATTTAACTCTTACTAATGTATTATTTGATAGAGCTTATTGTAATGAAATGAATGTTACTGGTCCAGAAAAAGAATTTATTACTTATGAATGGAAATCTACTAAATCAAATGATATTAAAGAAAATATTAATATTTTACCACTATATAACAGAAAAAATGTTATCCAAATTACTGAACGTGGAAGAAAAGTTAATCAAATATTAATGAAAGATTTTAAAGACCTTATTAATGTTGATTTTACATCAAATATGGAATCTTCTTTAAATGAAATTGCCGAAGGTAATCTTAAATATCTAGAATTCGTTAAATCTATTTGTGATACATTTATACAAAAATATGATGAATTACTTATTAAATATCAAAATGATACTGGTAAAATTCCTAAAATATCTATTGGAAGAGAAAAAATTACTCTTGATTTAGGTGGTGTTGAATATAATTTAATGAAAGATAAATTTGGTAATGATACTCTCACATATGAAGAAGATGGAGGTGTTCGTAAATATATCAATATAGCCAATTATATTAAATATACACATAAAAATGTTAGAGAATTAGAAGAACAAGATATACAACTTCTTAAAAATTTACCAATTACAGTTAATAAATATATTACTATTAAAATTGGAAAATATGGTTTATATATTGAAGATAAAAAGAAAGATAAAAATTATCCCATTTATCTTAAATATTTACCAAATGTATTAAATGGTGATTATAGTATATTCACTGAGAAAAAAGATAAAAAATAAAACATAAAATTTACAACATAAAACATAACTTATAAATTTTATATTTTATAAATTGTTAAATATAATTTAAAAAAATATTTTTTTTAATTTTTAACTTTTTAATTTTAAATTTAATTTAATTTAATTTGATTTTAAATTTAACTTTATTTAATTTAATTTAATTTATGATCCGCACATTAAGCATTCTTCTGGCTCTCCAGTTTCTTGTGCTTTTTGTGCTTTCTCACGTGCATATTTTAGTTTTTCACGAACAGATAATTTTGCAAAAGCTTCACGTTCTTTCTTTTCTTCATCTTGGCGACGTTTCTTCTCTTTTTCCTCATCTACCTCTTTTTCGTCATTTTTACTAATTACATTTGCACGTTCAAGTGTTGGATCAATTGTAAATTGTTGTGTCTTTGCTTTTGGTTTTGAACGTAAATAATATGAACCAGTTTTTAATCCACATTTCCAACCATAGAATAATGCTGATGTTATTTTGTCATATGTTGGATTTTCAAACCAAAGATTAAATGATTGAGATTGGTCTATATATTTTCCTCTGTCCGCACTCATTTCAATAAGTGATTTTTGAGGAATTTCCCAAATTGTCTTAAAAATATCTTTAATCTCTTCAGGAATTTCCGAAATATGTTGAATAGAACCATTTCCAGCAATAATCTTGTCTTTCATTTCCTTATTCCAAAGACCTAAATCAAGTAGCTTTTGTGTTAAATATTTATTAATTACAATAAATTCACCAGCTAATGTTTTACGCTTATACAACATAGATGTAAGTGGCTCAAATGATTCAGTATATCCACAAATTTGACTTGTTGATGCTGTTGGGATTAGTGCTGTAAGTAATGAATTGCGTGCTCCGTATGTTTGAATATCTTCTTTAAGTTGTTTCCAATCATAACGGCTTTCACTATGTTCATGTTTCCACATATCAAATTGAAGTATTCCTTTACTAAATGGACTTCCTTCATAACGTGGATATGAACCATGTGTTTTTGCTAATTCAATTGTTTCACTTATTGCGTAATAATATATTGTTTCAAAGATTTCTTCATTTAACTTTCGTGATTGAGGACTATCATATGGTAAATCAAATATTGCAAATACATCTGCTAATCCTTGAACACCAATTCCCATTGGACGTTGTTGTTGATTTGCAAATTCACATTCAGGTGTTGGATTAAAATTGTTATCAATAATTTTATTAATATTTCTAACAATTATTCGTACCATAGAACCGAGTAGTTCATGATCATAAAATTGTTGTCCTGTCTCGTTTGTTATAATATATTTAGGTAAACATAGCGATGCTAAATTACATACTGCAATTTGCTTTTCATCAGTAAACTGACATATTTCAGCACATTGTCCTGTAATAATACCATTAAATATACCAGCATGACGTTTATGTTCTGTAAAACAATAAGTATCTGATTTTTCTTCTAATGTTACAACTTCTTTTACTGTAATAAAATGAGTTGCTTTTCTTTGAATATTAGTAATATCAATTTTTAATCTCTTTGGATTTAAACCTAAATCTACTAATTGTTTTAATTCATTAGAAGCAATTAATAATCTCCAACATGTTTTACAATTATAATATTGATGTCCTTCTTTTCCATCTGGTAATAATTTTTCACTTTCTTCACGAAATAATGAAATTTTACAATTAATACCACAAGTTTGAAGCATTAATTTAATATTTTTTAAGAAATCTTTATCAATTGAACATATTTGTAATGAATGATTTGTTCCTATTTTAGAAATACATCCATCCATATCTATATATCCAGAAAACCATTCCATTTTTGATTTAATAGAATAGTCCATCGGTACGAAAAATTTATCTTTTAAATCTTTTGGTAAAGTTAAAGTTAATCTATTTTCTTTTTCAACAATTTCACCTTTACTTGTATAATTTAAATATTTTTCTAATTCTATTTTATCATGATATAATGATAATAATGGCATATCTTTATGTCCTATTGCTTGACATCTTTCTGTTGGTGTATCATCATCCTTTTCATGTGTTGATAAATGTCTTTTGCAATATGCCTTACCATTTAATGCTTGATAAGGACAAGGACATTCTTCTTTTTTAGATTTTCTATATGTTCCATCGCCAGCAAAAGCACCTTGTGTATAAGCATATTGTAATTCTTTTTCATATTCAATTATTGGATAATCAGATTTTACAATTTTCATATCTTTTTGTAAATCTTTTGCGTCAATTACTTTAACATATTGAGATTTTAAGATATCTTTTTTTGCTTTATATTTAACATACCCTGATTGAATATAAAATTTATGATAAGGAGTGCATTTAAGTTCTATTCCATCACTAAATGATACTTTAACTAAATCTTGATTTTCACCTGTCTTCTTTACTTCAACTTGTGAAAATTCTTTTCCATTCCATACATTAACTTTTTTATCTTGTAAAGTTTGAATTTCTTGATGACCTTTATCTGTTAAAATTAATGTTTCAGGATGAACGCATAAATTTGATGACTTAATTGTACCGAAATTTTGATGATTGGATTTATTATTTACGTGATCTTTATATAATATATATGGAGTTCCAGTTTCTATCTGACTGTCTGCTATCTTAAACCATATCTCACGTGCTGGAACTTGTTTGACATATTGTCCTTTTTCTTCATATGATAAATACAGGTTTTCATATTCATCACCATATACATTATGAAGATTTGGACTCATATCGGGATCCATTAAAGACCACATTTTATCATTTTCAACTCGTTTCATAAATAAATCTGAAACCCATAACGCATAGAAAAGATCACGTGCACGTTCTTCTTCCGCACCGTGATTTTTACGTGCTTCTAAAAATTCAAATATATCTGGATGATGAACCTCACAGTACATTGCGAATGAACCATTTCTCTTTCCAGAATTATGTACTATTCCAAAAGATGATACTACATAATTATGATTATCATTTACGCATATATCATATACTTGTCCGTCATATTGAATATGACGGATTGACTTTACTTTTCCAAATATATGATTTTTGAACTTAATATAATCATCATCTTCGGCTGTTTGTAAAATATATTTGTCTCCATCTCTTTTACAAGTGGTAAACATTCCATTCATCATCATAACATATTGATAATTATGTGCTTCTTCAACATCCTTTGTAATAAATTCATCATTTACATCTGGATATTTTACCATAAAATCTCTTAATAACTTAGCTTTATCAATATCATTATTACATTTTGGAATTGGATAAATTACTAAATCATTTAATCCTAATTCTCCTGCCGGTATATATTCTGGTTTTAATAATAAATCTAATTTATTAAGATTATATGTAATATCTTGAGATAAATCTACATTTTTAACAACAAGTAATTGATGTTCTTTTGTTACTTTGATTGGTTCAACACCTAATCCAGTATCAATTTCTAAAATTTCCTTATTAATATCATTTATATACATCTTATTTACAAGTTTATATGTACCATCAGATGTTAATACTTTATCTGTATATACTTTAATATCACAAATTGCTTTTAATCCAGAATCAGTAATTACTTTTGTTTTTGGTACAAAACATTGATTAATATGACGGGCTGTTGCATTTAATGTACGTAGTAATGGAACTAAACCATCTGTTTTACCATTTGTACCACGAATTAATTGACCCTTGGAACGAATTTTATGTAATGCTAATCCAATCCCGCCTGAATACTTTGAAATCTTTGCACAATCTCCAATTGTTTTATACATACCATCAACAGAATCAGCAGATATATCAAGTAAATAACATGATGATTGCTGATTACGCTGTGTTCCAGCATTAAATAATGTTGGTGTTGCGTGTGTATAATATTGCTTTGACATTGTTTGATATGTTTCAATAGCATCTTTAACATTAATCTTCTTTTTCTTTAAATCCATATGAATTCCAAGTGATACACGCATATACATATGTTGAGGACGTTCAATTAATTTTCTATTAATTTTGATTAAATATGAACGTTCTAACGTTTTATATCCAAAATAATCTAAGTTATAATCACGATGATAATCAATTACTTTATTTAATTTATTATGATGTTTTTCAACTGTATCATATAAAATTTTATGCACTAATGGATTTTGTTCATTGTGAATATCTTTATTATTATATAGTTCATTAACAATTTCACGAAAATCATTTGTAGTATTTTTATGATTATTACTAATTACAATTCGTGATGCTAATTTACCATAATCTGGATGGTTTGTAACATTTGAAGAACATATATATGATGCTATTTCATCAAGCTCTTCAGTCTTTACACCATTGTAAATACGAGATACTACTTTCTGAGCAATTTCAAATGGATTTACATTAAGTCCTTCGGATAATTTTTTAATTCTATTTAAAACTTTATCAAATGAAACCTCCTGATATTCGCCATTACGCTTTAATACCCGTGTCATATCACTAAAATTCATATTTTATTTATTAATATATTATTTAGATTTTATAATGGTATATTTTTTTATTAATTTTTAAATCATTTTTTTTTAGCATTAAATATATTGTATGTCTTATATTATTGTTATTATAAAATAATTAGTTCATATTATAATGCATAAAATATATAATGATATTTATAAAAATTAGAATTTTTTTTATTGAATTTTTATTAAAAATATAAAAAATTTATAAAAAATATAAGATTTTATGATTTTTTTAT